GCGGTGTACTTCTCCTTGTCGGCGGCTTTCTCTCTCAGGTCCGCCACGTCGCGGTCTATCTTGGCGGATTCCACCGACCACGCCCGTTTCTGCCTCGCATACTCGTTCTCGGCTTTGGTGAGGTCTTGTGCCGCTGCCATCTGTGCCTTCATCTGGTCGGTCTTCTCGCTCAGTCCCCAGTCGGCTCCGAATATGCCGCCGACCCAGTCCGCGGCCTTGGCCAATGCCCCCAATCCCTTCACAAGGCCGTTGACGGCGACAGTGACGACGCTGACGAGGATGTCGGCCAATGCCGAGAAACCGTTTTTCATGGTGTCGAGCAGAGGATTGATTGGAGCGAGGGTCTCCCTGAGCCTCATCGTCTGTTCCTCGCTGCCTTTCATGGCGTTCTTTATCTTGTCGAAGAGAGTGAGGAGCGTCGTGATGAAGAAGATGATCGGCACGCCTGTCATGGCCTTGAATCCGGCTGTCACGCCTTGGATGCCGCCAGCGAATTGTCCCGCTGTACCCGTCCCGCTCCCGAAAAGCCCTGAAATCTTGGCTATCTGGTTGGCGTAGTCGCCTACGTTACGCTGGAAGTTGCCAATCGACGCGTCGGCATTCTTCATCTCCATGTCGAGTTTTTGGATTTGTTCCAGCATTTCCTTTCCGCCCTTCGACTCGCGCTGTTCCTTGTCGAGCGAGCGGTATGCGTTTTTCATGTCAGCGAGCTTTGCAGACAATTCCTTGAAGCTGTCGCCGTAGACGCGGTTTTTCTTCGTCGTCTCGGCAATCTGGCCTTGCAGGGCTGACTGCTCTGATTTCAGCGACTTCAGCTTTGCCTCGTTGTCTGCAATCACCTTTGAGTTCTCGGACACTTTCTTCGAGACTTCCGACCATTCGACCTCGCCTTTACGGTAGGCTTCGAGAAGTTCGGCGTTTTCCTTTTTTAGCTCGTTGGTGTTCTTTTTCAGAACATCCATGTCGCGATTCACCTCTGCGAGCCTGTTCTGGCTTGCCCCGAGGTCGACTTCGATTTCGATTATTCGTTTGGTGTTTTCTTCCATGGTTTCAAAGATTAAAGCATTAGCAACTTGGCCTCGCAGGTGTCCTGCGTGACCGTCCATTTGATGTCGATTACGGCGAAGTGCCGACCGTACTTCGAGAGGAACACCGGCACGGAGTAGTCGAGCGTACGCAGGTCGGCCAACGGCACGCGCAGCCGCTCAGTGATGATGCGCGGCTGGTTGACGTAGGCACGATACGAGGCGTAACGCTCCGCGATGATGTAGGCTGCCGAGAGGTTATGGAAGGATAGGCGCGTTACTTTCTTGTTGATTGGGTCGTACCACTCCACCACGCGCATCAGCCTGTGCTCGCACTCGGTGAAGTCCACCTTGTAGCCGGTGAAGGTCGGCGGCTCTGTGGTGTCGTCGTATTCGGGCGTGAGGTCGTATTGGTCGATGAGGTCGCCGTCGGAGGCGGCAAGCGGGATGGTGAAGAAGTCCTTCAACGGGTCGAGCGTGTCGTCGTCAATATCAAGGAAAGCCTCGTCTATGACCAAGTCCTTGTCGTCCTCCTTGTAGCTGACGCGGTTGCGGCGTGCGAGGTCGGTCATGTGCCAGTCGGTGTGGTGCGGAGCGTCGGGGTCGTCCTCGAGCAGGTAGCGGCTCCAGTCGTATGCACTCGGTTTGTTGTCTTCCAACTCGTCGATGGGGATAAACTCCACCGTGCCTCCACGCTGGCACGGGAACAGCCCGTAAAGGTGGCACACCATCTTCACGAAGTCGAGCTGCTTGATGTCGGGGAGGTTCGGGAAACAAAGGAAAGACGGTTGTGGATAGTTGATGCTCCCTTGGAACGACCCAATGCCTGCAACGACACTTTGATTCGCAGGAGGAGGTGCGATGTTGCATATCTCTATGTTGTCGAAATATCCATACACAACATTGTAACCACCCATCCCCGCAGTAGGGAATCTGATTTGCAATGCTCCGACATCCCGGCCTTCTTCAACACCTCCGGTGAAGTTGTACGTTCCCATGTAATACAGACGCCATTCTTCCGCCGTGCTGTCGTAGCTGTAGATTGGTTCAATGTATGCAGTCTCGTTGCTCACAAAATCACTTATCAGCATCCTCATCTTCGTCACATCGTTTCCAAGCCTTTGCATAAGCCATTCGACTTGCTGGCCTTTAAGCATGAAAGTCAAAACAAGCCTCACAATCCCATTTCCTTGCTGTTTCACCGTCAGCCCTCTCGATGATGTCCGCTCGATGTATCCTTCTTCCGTTATTGCAGGCAAATAGTAGTACATGCTGCCGACCTGAGAAAGGCTCCAGTCGCCATCCGTCTCAATCGTGTGGTTTTGGGGGTTGCCGCTTTGCGGAACATTGCCGCCTATCTTAGTGAGGACGATTGCGAGGTTTTCCATGTCAAGTTTCACGGATTGCGGCAAAACAAAATCAAGACTGTTCTCGCGGACGATTCTCTCCCAAAGCTCTCGGACGGTGACAAACGGATGAACGTTTGCATAGCTCACGGTGATGTCGTTCCTCTCAAACCCCGGATTGTAAATGCCGTAATACATCAGCTTGCCCAGACCGTTTGCAGGCGTATACGTTGGCACATTCGCGTCGTCACCGAACCAAACTGGAGGATAATCGAGAATGTCGTGAGGAGAGCCGGGTGATGGCGTGAATATGTATGCAGCCCTCCAATCCCAAAGTACACTCTCTCCCGAGTCTTCCAAGTCCTTGAGCGTCTTCCCGCTTTCCACCCATGCCTTGTACTCCTGCATCAGGCCGAAGACGATGACGGCATTATAGGTCGGTGCGTCGGCACTGACGAGGTACATGTAAGCCTCGCCAGCCACGTCGATGCCGTCCACATAGACGCGGCAGGGCAGGTAGCGGTAAGGGATGACGCTGCCGTGCTGGGGGACGACGGCGAGGTCAAAGGCGGTGTCGTTCCTCCGTGTCCTCGGAAGTTTCACGGTGAAGGAGCGGCTGCTGGTTATCTTCGACACGTCGCTCAGGAGGTTGCTCACGTAGTCGAGCGTGAGCGTGTTGCCGCTCCCGATGTCGAGCGGGTACCACTGCGGCTCCATGTCGTTGGGTTGCTGCACCTGCACGCGCAGCTCTATCTCGTGCCTCATACGCCCACGCTCCTTTCCCCGTCGTACTGCAATGTGACGGCCAGCTGGTGGTTGTGGTCGGTACTGTGTGCGTTGCGCAGCTGCCTGGTGTAGCTGCCTGGCTTGACAGTGAGGCGGTGCCAGAGGATGGTGCCGTCGGCAAGGTAAGCCTCCATGTCGAGCATGTCGACAAACGGCGCGTTGATGATGCTCTCCACGATGTCGTACTCCCATCCTTGGAGATAGCCGGTGTTGACGGTCAGCTCCTTGGTCAGTACGCCGTCGCGCATACGACCGTCGCGTGCCACTCCGTCAACGAAGCGGTCGGGGTCGAAGCCTGAGCGACGGTCGTCGGTTGCCTGCACGGTGTCGGTCTCGCGGTACTTCGAGAATAGCCAGTGGCGCAGCTCGCAGTGGCGGTCGAGCCAGCGGAGGTAGGCAGCGTTGGGGTCGGCAGGGCATTTGTCGGCGATAACCTCCACGTCGTTGTCACCGGTCATGAACAGCTTCGTGCCTGCAACGTGCCCGGTGCTGGATGCCGTGGCGATGCCGAACACGATACCATTCTTCGCGTTGTGTGTCTTGAAGCTGCCGTTTGACATCGTGCTTGCCGTGGCGCGGATGCGCTGGTACAAAGGCAGCGTACCAGGCAGACCCGAAGGTGTCCACGTCGTGACGTTGCCTGCTGCGTCCGTCACGCTCGTGATTGAAGCCATCGTGTCGAAAGCAAACGGGTAGTTGACCCACCAGCGCAACTTGCGCGGCTTCGACCACCACCTGTCCGTGACCTTGTTGTTGCCGTGGACGGCAAAGAACGTGGAGGTGAAGAAGGCGGTGTCGAAATACGTCAGCGTGATTCTTATGTTCTTCTGCGTGATGAGGGCGCACTGCTGGGAGTAGTCGTACACACCGTCAGCCTCTACGTCACCGAGGATGATTTGCAGATAACGGGCTATGTCAAAGTAGGCCTTTCCGTCCCTGTCGGTGATGCGAACCTCCGAGAAACTCTGCTGCGTATCAACGTCCTTGACGGTCAGCATCACTTCATGGTTGTAGTTCGGGTAGTGGTCGATGTCCTGAAGCCCCACGTTTACGGGGCACTTGGCACTGTCGGCGAAGCAATAGGCTTCGGGGAACTGCACCGAGTAGAAGAAATCCTCTGCACTTGAATTTGTCTGTCTCATTTTCCTAAGTTTAAAGTTATGGTTTTGATTTCGATTGCCACCTCAGCCGCCAGTTCGTCGGCGATTTCCTCGGCTACGGCCTTGGTGACTTCGGAATAGATGTCGGAGCGACCGCCCTGTCTGTAGAGAAGTGTGCCGTCATGAATAATCTTCCACGCTACAGCATAGCGGTTTCGTTCCTTTGTTTCCTGGATGCCTTTGTCGGCCATCCATTTGCCTATGGCATCGGCGAACCATTGGGGAACATATTCGTAGGTGTGTCCGTCCTTTGCCTGCTTGGTAGGAATATTTTCCCACGGTGCGTTGCCCTGCTCCATCGCCTCGATGTAGGATAGCGCATCGACATGGCCGATGATGCTTTCCTCTTGGTCTTCAACATAGGCAATGATGCTGTCACGCAGTTTGCCGCTGGCTACCTGTCCTGCAGCCTCATGGTTGGCGCGTATGGTGTCGGCAAGCCATCCGAGGCGCTCGGTAAGCAAGGAAACCGCTTTGTCATGCAGTTCACTCATCGACACACACTCCTTCCTGTTGTTTCAGTGTGGCTGTCAGTTCCAATACGGCGAGGTTGGCATCGAAGGCGTTGAGGCGCACCTGCCAGTTGTAGGAGTTGACGTAGGCGAAGCGGGCGCAGGCTCTGGCTCCCTTGATGAAGGTCTGGGCGATGCCTTTGAGCGCGTCCACGGTGGCGATGTCGTCGGCATCCAGTTTGTCGTCGAACTTCATCTTGTCGACGAAGAGGACGCGGATGTTCTGCGCCTCGCGTATGAGGTCGTGGTAGGCTCCGTCGGTCACGTCGAAGCGTCCAGAGGTGGCGAGGATGTTGATGGCGGCGGGCAGGCGGCTCTCGAAGGGTTTCCGCTGCGCGTCGCGCACTATCTTGTCGAGTTCCATGTTGGCACCGTACACGGTTTCGTGAACATAGCCTATCTGCATCGAGTCGACGATGCCGTGGATGATTTCTTCGATGGTCTGTGTCATGATGATTTCATTTTGAGTTGCATTTCTATTAGTTTATCCTTTCGTCTCTGGTATTTGTAGGTCTCGGCATCCTTTAGGAGCGATTGCCACACCTTCATCCACTGCACCTTCAGCACTTCGTCTGGGTCGCTGATGTGCTGGCGTTGGGCGTATGCGTCGACGATGGAGAAGAAGCCGAAGTTGAGCCGCTCCACTCCCGCCTGTCGGTCGAGGGCTTCTATCGGCACCTCGCAGCGGCTCCACATGTCCTTGATGCGGAGAAGTTCGGACTGGATGAAGTTGCACCAGCCGACCGCCTTGCCGATGCGGACGTGGCGGGTGCGTCGCCTGACACGCCTCTCGCGTCGGTCGCTCCGTCGCTCCGACGGGTGCCAGCCGAAGACGGCGGCGAGGCTGTCGCTGAGGATGCTCCGCTCGTCGGGGATGCTCCACAGCGATATGAGCTGCGCCATCGTGAGGGCGTTGAGGTCTTTCGGGGCGCGGTGTCCCGCAATGCGTTTCGGGCAGGGTATCCTCGCGATTCGTTCCCTGCTTTCGGCGGTCATGATGCCGCCGTAGGTGATGATGTCTTCGTAGTGTCGTAGTTTCATTCTCTGTGCATTTTGATTGTGCCACCCGTGTAGGCTGGCTTAACATGGTGAATCATGCCCATGATGAGCATATCAAGAATATCGGGGGAGCGTCCAAGCAATCGCTTCTGCTCCTCCTTGCTGATTAGTTGAAGTTTCGAGGTGTCTTTGTCGATGTTGTCCTGACGCAACACCTCCATTTCTTCTGTGAGGCGGGTTTTCTGTTCCTCGGTGCAGATCACATGAATCATCCGCTTGTTGACGAAATAGGCCAGCTTGAAAGCACACTCGGCTTTCAGGTTGGCGTACTTCGTGGAGTCATAGGCAGATGCGCCACCGTGAAACTCCTTGATGCCCGAAATGTAGTCGGCAAGATAACTGCCGTTGCCGTCGCTATCCACAACAATTTTGGAACGAGGCACCCTGTAAGTGAGCATCTTTTGTCGCACATCCTCTTCCAGTTTGTCGGCTTTGATGTAGGGGATGTCTGATACTATACGGACCACCAAGCCACGCCAATGGCCAAGGATGTACCTGTCACGACCTTTCAGAGCAATGTCGCCTGAAAGTGCCGGCTCACCCTCTTGCACAAATTCGTTGGTGAACATGTCGGTGATAGCGTCATAGTCGCACAACTGACTGGGGTCGTTCTCGTACTCCCAGATGCCGTGTAGGAGTCGCTGCTTCGTCACCTTGTCTTCGATGGAGTTCAGCGCGTCGATGTACTCCTTTGTCAAAAACGGATTGTCGCGGTTGTCGGCATGGATGAAGGCGTAGGGAATGCTCAGTGTCTTAGCTCGCCACGGCTTATAGAATAGCGTGTACAGCCAATTCTTCTGCGGGTTACAGGTCAGGAATATCTTTGGGGGGATGTGGTACACATCATTCAAGTGTCGGCCAATACGCGACTTCAACACCTCGAAAGCGAGGCGGTGGACTTCGCCTGCTTCCTCAATGACACCACCTGTAAACTCCTTGGAACCGAAACGCTGATACATCGGGTCCTTGATGGGGAAAAACGAGAGGTCGATAAGGACGATGCGTGAACCGTTGTTGAAGACAATACCCTCGTCGTTGATGCGGTAGGCGGTGAAGTTCTCGGAGCGGCACACCTTGCCAAAAGTAACCACCACCGACTCTCGAGAGTCTTTCAGGTTGTTACGACCAATGAAGTAGCGGACACCGGGGAAATGGGAACACATGAAGAGAAGCCAATAGCAGCCGAGCCACGACTTTCCACCACCTGCCGCGCCGCCATAGAGCAGGTACATGATGCCGAGGTCAGTGTCCTGAAGAAACCTCCAGCCTTTGTATTGCTTCTCCGTGAGTTTCATTCGTACAGTTCGTCTTCCTTGACCTTATCGCTTTCCTTCATCACCTCGGGCCAGCCTATAACGGTGGTGTTGCCGCTGATGCGCTCGCCGTCCGAGGTGATGTCCTTTTTGTCGGCGATGCCGTTCAAGCGGGCGACGAGGTTGGAGTTGAAGATGCCGACGGCTGCCCCGCTGACCTGCTGGTCGCGGATGGTCTGCTCTATGGCGTATATGACTCCGACAAATTCCCGCGTCTGGTACGTCCGTTTCTTCTTCATGGCGTTCCAGTCGCTGATGTTGGCAAAGAGGCAGAAGCCGTCAAGGGTGTAGGGGCGTTTGGCGGTGAACACAGTTTCGTCGCTCTTTGCCTCGCTGCCTTTGCCCGTCTGTTTCGCTCCGACGAGTTTGCGCTTGCTGGTCTCTATCGGGTTGGCCTCACACCACGCGAAGTATTTGTCCGCTATCTCTGCCAGCTCCAGCGGGGTCTTGAACTTCGGCGGCCTGCCGACCTTCGATGCGATTGTGTCTTTTGTCATGGCTTTGTCTTTTTGATTGTTTCGCGTAATATTACGGGTGTGCAGTTTTTCCAACTGATTTGGTGGTGCAACCTTGCCGCCACCGTTCCGCTGCCTCGCATTGTTGCAACCTTGACGCAGGACGGGGCAACGATAACGGAAAAGAAACTTTTGAGATATGTGCCGCTGTCAAGATAGACCTCGGTCATGCCGCCTTTGGAGTTTTGCGTAACTTCTTGGTCGAGATATACGAAATTGGTGGAGAAGAATAGAAGCCCTTTTTGTGCCTCCATTGTGTATGTATTTACGTCCTCATTGATTCTGCCCGTAAAGTGGAAGGGTCTATCAACTGAACATAAAAAACTGTTCATGGCTTTTCTTTTGAGCCATATACTTTGAGTGGTCGAGGAATTGCCGCCCCCGATAAAGTCGCCCGCTTGGGCCATTGCGATACTCGTTATTTTCGGGGTGTTTTTGTAGTAGTCGAGCAGAAACGAAAAAACGCGGTCAAGGTCTTTAATGTTTTTGTACCTTGAAACGCCCCCGTTTCTCCGTGGCTCAACAAACAAAAGATTGCTGTCGTATGCAAACGAAAAGTAATAATAATCGTCGTCGAGTTCCATAAAATACTTGACCCCGATTTTCTTTGCAATCTCAAAACAAGCGTTTCGGGCATATACAACCGTGCGGCGGTCGCCTTTTATAACCTCGTCGAAAGTCTTTGCAATTTCCGACTTGCTGAAAGTGAAAACATTTTTCTCTCCAAACTTTTCCCGATATGCCGCGCCCTCGCTGTCTTCGTCGTCAATAACAATACCGATGCGCCCCGTATAGCCTTGGTCTTTGAGGGTGTCGTAAGTAACGACATTTTCCGCTCTGCCGTGTGACAATATGAAAACAATAAAATCGTCCATATCATTCGCCGATTTGCTGACGATATTCTTCTTTGAGGTCGTCAGTAAGTTTCACAAATCCGTTTTCGATTGCTTTGTCGAAGTCAATGATGACAAGTGCGGATTGCTCCATTAACTCCTGCACCTCTGCCGTGGCGTTGGCGTAGTAGTCGCCGATGCGCTCATAATTGAAAACGATGTGCCGCGTGGCTGCAACCCTCAAAAAGTCCTTAATGTCCTCGGGTATCTCTGCCTGCTGAATCTTTCGGAGCAAATCCCGATATTTTGTTTTGTCCGTCAAGTCATCCAACTCCACAGCCTCGCCCGTCGGCTCATAGATTGGCACTTCGACCTTGCGGGAATAGTTGTTTTTGACTTCGGGCGGTGTGAGGTCAAGCCCCCACGCCTTCGCCATGTCGTCGCCTAACATCTCCTGCACCTTGTCAAGGTCGATGTCGATGCCTTTCAAGGCGGTCATGTTGTCGGCCAGTGCCAACTCGCGCCCTTCGGGGCTGTCGAGGGTCAAGTCCTTGCGCTTGACGACGACGAGTTCCGTGCCGTCGGTCTCCACGACCTTGATTTTGTCCATTCCTATCGCGGCTGCAGTCTCCACCACGCCGTTGCCAGCGATGATGTTGCCGTCTTTGTCTACCAAGATACTCCTGCCCGCCCCAAACTTGCGCAGCGAGTCCTCAAGGAGTTTCTGCCCGAACTCGGTGTGTCGGTTGAAGTTGTCGGCATCGGGTGTCAGGTCGTCGATGGTCTTTAATGTTTTCTCGCTCATAGTTTTGTGTTTAAGTGTGAATTTTGCTGCAAAAGTAGCCATTTTTGCGAAACGTTCTCATTGTGAGAACAAATTGATTGAAAAAAAGCCCGACAGCCGTGTTGGTGCCGGGCTTCCAACAAACAGGTAAAAAAAGGGACTCTATGAGAAGAGGTCGGGTTGTGGCGGGTTGAGGTATTCATCGATGGCTTTGTCGAGCCGTTTTTCGAGCTTCTTGCTCTGGTCGAGTTCGGTGTAGCCTCTGGTCTTGAAGTAGGCCTTTTGCGCGTCTCGCATGGCCTTGGCCAGTTTAATGATTTCGTCTGGTGTCATTGTGTTTGTTATTTGAAGTATTGCTCACATTTGAAGCCCTTTCGGGGTTCGTAGTCTTGAAAGTCCATTGTTTTGTAGAGTTCTTTTTTGATGCCCCATCGTGCCATGTCCTTCTGCCACTGCGGAATATTCTGATGCGTAGTCGAGAAGTCGAGATACGGCTGTGGAAAGCACGTCACCTTCCAGTTGTACTTGCCGCGCCAATAACTGACACGATGTAAGCACTCGTTGATGTCGCCGTGCAGCATCGTGAACAGCAGGAACTCTTTCTTGTAGCCGTGCGACCTCAGTAGTTCAATGGCTCGCTCACATTCCGAAATCTGCGCCTTGGTGTCGCAGCCGAAGCGGATATAGTTCAACCACTTCACTCTCGCCATGAGCGCCGCGATGTCGTCCGTCACAAGCCTTGCGTCCATTGCCTGATTGAAGTCCACCTTGTAGCCACGCTCGGCAATCTTTTCAAGTTGCTGGATGCCGTAGTCACCAGCCGCGAGGATGTTGTTGTCCATCAGTATGAGGTTGGTGCGTCCGTCCACGGCTATCTCGTCCACGTCCTGATAGGTGCGTATGCTGCCTTCCTTTTTCGGCACGATGCACCATGGGCAGTTGCGGATGCAGCCACGGGTGAGGAAGCCGTAGGCGGTCTTGCGGTCGATGTAGGGGTAGAGCGAATAGTCGGGTACTATCTTCTCCGCCTCTTCCGGCAGTCTGCTGTTCACGTTGTAGCCGGTGCCGCCCTTGATTATCTTGTCGGCGTTGGATATGACTTGCGTATAGTCCGGGGTGTGGGTAAACACCTTGGACATATAGACGATGTCGTAATGCTCGAATGGCATGTACCATTCCACCTCATCGCTTTTGGCTTTGTGGTAGGCCGACAACTTCATCAATGCAAGATTCGGGAAGTTGTGTCCATCAACATCAATCAGTCCGATTTTCATATTGCTTACCCCCTCCCCAATGAAACAAGTATCGACTTCCGTAGCAGGTCGTTGGTGCTCCGCCACTCTATGTTATTGAGCATCCATTCCCGATAACTGGCTGGAACATCCTTCACCATCAGCCCCTTGTGCTTACCAAAGGGCATCTTCATTGTCGGGTCGCCCTTGCGCTTCGCGGCTCTCTCGGCGGCGGCCTTTTCCTCTCGGGCTACATCGTCGGCATGGACGGTGCCTATCTCATGGATGGGCATACCGCTCAACAATCTGTCACCCGTGCCGAACATCCGCCACATCCCCATCATGCCCTTCTCGAAGCGGATGTCTTCGACACGACCGAATCGGTCGTAGTTGCCTCCGAGGTCGACGATGAGCGCGTCCCGCTTGCCGGGGTCTATTCTGGTGGCGCGTCCGACGATCTGGTAGTAGAGCGCGATGGACGCTGTGCTGATGCCGAGGATGATGCAGTCGATGCCTGTGTAGTCGAAGCCTGTGGAAAGCACCCGCACGTTGAAGATGGTGCGGATGCGTCCCTGCTTGAAGCGGGTGATGACCTGTTCGCGCTCCCGCTTGTCCATGTCTCCGTAGACGGCTGCCGAGTCCGGGTACTTGGCCGCGAATGCCTTGGCCTCATCGACGGAGGGAACGAAACAAAGGATGTGCTGCCGTCCGCAGGTGGCCAGCGTCTGCCGAATCTGCGAGGTGATGTCGTTGGCCTCGTATGCCCTCTGGACGCTGTCTTCGGTGTACTCCGATTTGGTGCTGTTGAAAATAAGCAGGGAGCCGTCGAACGAGCCAGTCTGGTATTTCAGTGGTGACCAAAATTTGAGCCTTACCATTTCGGAAGGTTGCGCCACATGGATGATGTCCTTGAAGAAGTTTCCTTTCTTGCTTCGGCTGGTCAGCATGACGAGCTTGGAGTAGCGGTTGCCGTCTTGGTCGGTGTTGTTTTGGAGTTTGATGGGTGTGGCGGTGATGCCGAGGACATGGGTGATGCCGCTGTCGGCGAGGAATGTGCCGAGCATGGAGTCTGCCTCTCTGGGGTACAAGTGTGCCTCGTCTATAATCATCTTGGTGAATCCGAATTTCTTGAAGGTGGCTCCGATGTTCTTAATGCTGCCAATGGTGGCGTAAGTGATACGGCCGATGGACTTGCTGTTGAAACTTGCGCTGTATATTGAGGCGTTGCAGTCCATGTCGCCGCAAAGGGTAAGGTATTTCACGTAGTTTTGTTCGAGCAACTCCTTGGATGGTTGCAGCACTATGATTTTGTCGTTGGCTTCTTTGGCAACGAAGGCGGTGAGGATGGACTTTCCCCATGCCGTCGGCAGTACGATAAGGCTGGGCTTGGGGTTCTTTTGCTTAAAAAAGTCGATGGCCTTGGCGATGGGTTCCTGTTGGTTGGGTCGCAGTGTTATCATTGCTCGCCTCCTCTCTTTCTTGGGTTGCACTCGTAGTAGCGTTTGCGCCATTGCTCTGCGTATGCTTCGGTGGCGTTCTCTGGCTTGACGTAGATGGTGGTTCGGCTGTCTATGCGCAGCGGTACCAGCTTCTCTTCGTTCCGTCTCTGCTTGTGGGGCTTGTAGTCGCCTTGGGCTTGGAGGGCGCGGAGTTTTATGAGGGCTTTCTGCTCATCCTCGATGTAGGCCACGACGTAGCCGTTGGTGTTCATGCCTGCCCTTATGATCTGGCCGAGGAACGAGGTGCTGCATCCGATTTTGGCTGCTGCCTTGGTGATGCTCGGTGCTTCGCTCCTGTTTCCTGTGGCGATGTCGTAGATGACGCATCTACGGCTGTAGCAGGTCTTTGGTTTGGGTTTGACTCTCATGTTGTTTGTCCCTTTCGTTGGTTGTTGTTGTTGTTTTGCGTTTTGTTGCTTTTGTAATACGATGCAAATATAATGTTTTTTTCGGACATACAAGCAATTTTTCACGAATTTTTTCGCTTTTTTCGCATTTTTTTCTCTCAATCGGGTTTGAGGTAGTCGTTGACGGTGGCCATGAAATCGTCGAGGCTTCGGCAGACGGCGTAGCGGTAGCCCTGTTGTTCAGCCTTTTTCTGCCATTGTTTCTGCTCGGGCGACTGCCTGCCCTTCTCGGTCTTCATCTCGATGGCGAGGCCGTGGTAGCCTTTCGATGGTACAAGAAGGAGTAAGTCGGCGACTCCCGCAGTCACTCCCTCTGCCTTCATCATGGCTCCCGTGATTCGGTCTCGGTTTCCCCCATTCGGGACTGCGAACAGGAGGCCGTCGTATTGCCGCCACTGGAGTGCAAACCAGCGGACGCAGGCGACTTGGATTCGGTGTTCGTGTGCGTTCATAGCCCGTTCTCCTCCATCCATTTCTTTGCCTCGTAATAGCCCGCCTCGTTGCGCTCGGTGAAGTGGCGGACGGTCATCCAGTCGGTTGTGTGGTCGGTCAGCTCGACGCGGACCTGAAGCCGCCACCGTCCCTCCATGTCACAGACGAGCCTGTATTGGTCCTTCATCGCTTCTCCTTTCTCGGCCTTCCTGGGCCGCGCTTCACCCTCGGTTCCTTGATGCGGTCGTTCATTGTGATGAAGCTGTCGTGCTGCCGTCCCTCAGGTTGGCTCGCGGCCATGCGTGCCTTCCATCGCTCGGCGTAGTCGGGCGTCCACTTCTCGGCTGGGACGAGCAGCGTCGTCTTACGGTCGACGTAGACGGAGACGAGGCCTTGCTTCTTCTTGGATTGCCGTGCCTCCTGTTTGGCCTGCCAGCCGTTCACCTTCCGGCGGCACTGTTCCTGGGCCTCGGGGCTGTCGATGCGGTCGGCGGTGAAAAGCAGGTAGCCCTTGGCGGGCGTGCCGGTGTTGAGGCGGCGTAGGGCGTAGGTGACAGTGATGCAGAGCTTGCGGCACATGGCGTTGACCGACTCGAAGCGGTGGCACTTGCCGTCCTCTATGTCGACGGCGACTGTTGGTTTGGGTTCTCTTCTCATGTCACGGGCAGTTGAATTGTTCATGGTTGAATGGGATGGCTGGTCTCTCGACGTAGGCGCGAAGGCGGCGGCACACCTCGAGGATGAGCTCCTTCTTCACGTCGTAGGGTTCGTTCCTCGCGTATGGCTCGAGGAGCGATGCTAGCTGTCGGTCGGTGGCCTGGTGGATGTGTTCGAACTTGTCTTCCATGGTGTCGTCCTCCTATCGGTTAGAACGGCAGGTCGTCCATTTCCTCCACGCCCGGCTGCTGGTCGAGCGGGAGCTGCGGTGCCTGTTGTGCGGGTCTCGGTGCCGACCGTGGCGGCTGGGCGGTGTATGGCTGCTGTTGTCCTGCGGGGACGGTGGCGTGTGCCACGATGCCGAACACGCGCACGTCGGTGTACCACTTGCCGTTCCACTCGCGGCTATCGATGTCGAAGCGCACGTCGTAGCACTGCTGCGGTGTGCAGGCGGCGAGGGTGTCGGCCATGGCGTTGAATGCCGAGACGGCTATCTTCTTCGGGTACTGGTCGCGCGTCTCGAACACGGCCTCCTGTTTCTTCCACGGCCCCTTGGCCGATGTGCCTTCCTGGTAGTTGGTCAGGCTGATGAATGTCAGTGTTGCTTCCATAATTCGTTGTTGTTTAATTTTTTATGTTGTGTTTTCAATTTAAGGTGTTTTCAGTGTGCTTATTTTCCACGATTTCGATGGCGCGGAATATCTCGTACATCACTTGGGGGACGATGGCGTTGCCGTAGGCTTTGAGGGCTTCGGTGCGCCACTTTCCGAAAGAAAGGGTAAGGCGGTCCACATCAAAGGGAAGCCCATCATTTCCTCGGTGAACAGGGGAGACAGACGGGAAGTTTTGCCAGCGTTCTCCGACTTGGTATTCTCCGTCTCCACGTCCCCAAGCATCCCACGATATGCCAAGTCCGCTAATTTCACGCTGAAAGATTCGCCCTTGTCCGTCACTCGTCTGCCGTTGACTATCTGACCGCCCGCTTTCGATGCGAGCACTCCGTCCATCATGGTCGGTGTCGGCAACATTCCGCTGCCCGCCATTGCTGAGAGGCTTTGCCCCATCTGCGAGTTCGGATTCCAAGTGTTCGTCCACTTCACGCCCTCGATGGCTGTCGGGGTGGGGAGTAGGTTCAAATCCATGAACTGCGTCTTGCCGTTCTCGTCGCATACTTTCAGCCCTTGCGTCTGAGGTGTCGGCAATATCAGTCCGCGATGTTTCTCCGCATATCCGTTCACCACCTCCTGCGCAAGTGTGCCGCTCGTTCCGCTCACTCCCTTGCTCTTCATTTGGTCGGTGTAGCTGTCCGCCGTGCATGGTGTCTTCAGAAATGGTTGCGGTAGTACCCCGTGCATCGCTCTGTCCGCAAGTCCCATGCTGTGACTGCTCTCGGCTTTGTTGTTGTACCTGCGTCCGTTCTCGTTCACCTTGCTGTTCGGGTGCGGATTGTCCACCACTACGGGTGTCGGCAGTAACTCGCCTTGCGACGATGAACACCCTGTCCCGTCGGTGGGGGGCTCCGACGGCACAAGCCGGTATAAGAATCGGCTGGACTGCGTATCCGTGACCTTCAAGGTCTGTGCAGATGCGTTGCAAGGTAAAGGTCTCTCGCAGTTGATATTGTCCTCGAACGTCGTTAATCTCTGCGAAAAGAGAGGCTGGACTTGCCACCTTAGAAACCTCGCCCTGCTCGACCATCGTGAGGATGCCAGCAACGTTTTCAGCCACAACCCAAGTGGGCTGGATTTCATCGATGGCGCGATACATGCTCGGCCAGAGGTAGCGGTCATC